TGCCGACTGCACGCCATGTGTCCACCCTGCGTCGTATGCGTCACGGGGAGTCATCGGGTCATCCTTTGTTGAGTGTGCATGGTGGGACTTCAGGCCACATGGTGCATGCGTCGCGGTCAAGCGTTTCATCGCATCCGAAGAGAGCGACGGGAACGGCGATGATCGTGACCACGGCGAGAACTGCGACACGACGACGACGACGATAAATCGGTGCGTTATTCAGCGTCATGACTGCCACGCTGCCACGATTGCGAAGGCTCGGGCTTCGCCCATCTCTCGGATTAGACGCATAGCGGCGGCGGCGATCGGCGCAAGATCGGAACGGGCCATATCAGCGAACACTCCATGTTCTTGCAGAAATTCGGTGCTGCAACCTTCGCGGTCTTCCCAACGTCCTAGATCGTCGCACGTGTCAATCCACGACGCATCGGTGTAGTGCTCGGCGTTGTTCGCGTGCATGTCGAGCGTGGAAGGCAGCAGGTGCTCCATCGCAAGGTGCACGAGCCATTCGTTCAGGTGTCGGGTGGTGGTCACGTCGGTACTCCATTCAATAGGGGCGCGGTCGGGCGCCAGGGGAAGCCTGCCACACAAACGGGTGCGAGTCCAGTCATAAGCGGCAGCGAGTTGGCGTGGACTAGCGCAACCGGTCGGGCTTGGCGCTCGGCTCGGTGTCGGCGACGCGCTCGGCGTGATCGTGACACCCACCACCTGAGCTACATAGCCAGGCTACATACATAACCTATCTACGTAATCCAGTTACGTACATAACCTATCTACGTAAACAGCCTACGTAACCCGGCGACGTAAGCTCGGTACGTAGCCGGCGGCGCCGCCGGCTTTCAACATGTTTCCCCGTGGCGTGTCGCCCCGTGGCGGGTGGCGGCGTTGTTGTGTTGTCCCGTGGCGGGTCATGTTGGTTGGCGTATGCCGTGGCGGGTCATGAGCCGATACATGTTGGCTCTTGTGGTTGCGGCCATGCCGGCTCGGACGCCGTGGATGACGTTGAGGTCTAGCACGTTTTCTTCGATGGAGGCTGCGGCTCCGCAGTCAACCCGGACTGGGCATCCGTCGCATATGCGGTTGATTGCTGTGGGGATTTTGGCTGTTGTGTTGTTTTCGCTGTAGAACAGGTTGGGGTCGAGACCGCGGCAGGCGGCGTGTTGTTGCCAGCCGGGTTGTGGGGTGTGGCTGTGGTATCGCCAGGCCCAGGCTTCGTTTTGGGCTCGTTGGCGGGCTTGTGTGAGGTAGCGGCGGTTGATGCCGTCTATCAGATTTTTGGTCGCCATATGTTTTGGGGGTGTTCGTTGGTTTTGCGTAGCCGGGTGGACAGGTTGCGGCGTTCTCGTTCGGAGAGGCCTCCCCAGATGCCGAGTCGTTCGCCGTGGAAGAGGGCGTAGTCGAGGCATTGTTGTTTGATGGGGCATTGGTTGCAGATTGTTTTGGCGTGTCGGATGACGCGTGGTGCGGTGCCTCGGGGTGGGAAGAATAGTTCGCTGTCCATTCCGCGGCAGGCGGCTTCGCGTTGCCAGTCTGGGCGTGCGTCGTATGGGTGGGGTTTGCGAAATGTTTCGTGGTTCATGGTTGGATTCCGACTGCGTCGCATAACGCCTGGTAGTTGTCGTCGTTGTCGTCGTCTAGGAACTGGGTGACGGTGTCGATGAGGTGTCTGTAATGTTTGAGCACGTTTTTGATGGTGTCGATGGCTTCAAATGCGGGTTGGATGTCGGCTGGCATGGATGTGGGTTTGTAGTGGCCGGTGCGGCGCATAAGTTCGGATTTGATGACGGTGAGTCCTCGCCGCATGTGGGCGAGCGCCCCGTTTGATCTGATCAGCCAGTCGGGGTGTGCGTCGCCGCTGTTTTTGGCTGCGGCGATTTGGGCTTCGATCATGGTTTGTGCGTCTACAAGGTCTGCGCGTAACGCGATGAGTTGGTCGTCGGTCATCGCCATGATTTCGGCGGTGGGTGGGACGATGATGCGGTCGCGTCGGGTGGTGTTCATGGTGCCTGTGTTGTAGGTCATCGAAGTTTCCAAGGTTGGTAGCCGTTGCCGGTGTGTCGATCCCAAAATTTGAACAGTTGGGCTGCAGCCCGAATGTTGGTGTCTGGGTTGGTGAGGTTGGTGACGTCGATGTGACGTCGGGTGAGGTAGGTGTGGTTGATGTCGTTGATTTGTAGCAGACCGGTGTCTCGGGTGCGGCTACGAACATGTGGTTGGCATCGGGATTCTCGCCACATGATGTGTGACATGCGTTTGACGTCCCAGCCAGGGTTGTGAACGGTGAGCAGCGCCTCATATTGGGGGCAGCTGTTTGCTGCCGGTTTCGGCAGGTCGATAATCGGGTTGCAAGCCCCGAAAGTTGCGGTACTAAGCATCAACACCAGTTTCGTCAGCAACGATATTCCCTCCGTTTACAAGCGCCACACTGTCGGTGGCGACGGTGATCACAGCGCCGGATGCGAGAAGCACCTTTGCTCGACCCCGTTTCGATGACCAGTAGAGCAGTTTGCCTTCACGTTGACGGCCTTCACGCATGACGGTGACGTCGGCACGATCTTTCGCATGTTTTGACATTTCAATGTGTTGCACCGTAACCAGCCTCGTTCAACAAGTGAACCAACACATGTGGGGTGACTACACACCAAAATTGGTCAGGTTGACCGACACCGTTCGGTTTGATCACCAGCACTGCAACATCGTCGCCGGTGTTCAACCGTTCTTGTTCGGTTTCACGCATCCACTCAGGCAGTTTGTATTGTTTTTGCGATTTCACTTCCCATGTGACGCCAGGTGTGCCGGTGATGTCACCGCGGTCTTCGCTGCCAGTCAGGCGTCGTCGTTCGGCGTACCTCCATCCGTGGGTTTGTAGCCAGTCAACCCACAGGTTTTCGGCGTTGCGTCCTTTTGCTTTCGCTGATGATGGTTTCATGGATGTCACCTATGCGACGTCGTCGCCGTCGTCACCCAACAGGGGGATGGTGGGTTGTTTCGGTCGAGTGGATGGATGCCGGTGTTGGCTGGCGCAGCGGTGACCGGGATGCAGGTATTCGGTGATGTCCAAAACCTGGTTACATTTCAAACAGAACACGATGGCGGACATCACTTCTCCCCCTTGGGGTCCACGAACGACGCCAACTCGGTCATCCGTTCAATGAGGTCGGACGCCTGATCAAACGTCAACTGTGACCACGACGTGTAGTTGGTGGCGAGTGTTTCGTTGCCGTACGACAGTCGATCTTCTTTCGACCAGTCCAACCGGTTGGCGAGCGCCATCAAATGTTTGCGTTGCGTTTCGGTGATCGGTTTGACCGACATGCCGGCGGCAGCAGTGACAACGATTTCAGCGTCAATGATTTCACCGGTGTCCACATCAACCTTCGGGGCGTCTTTCAACTGTTTGAACGCGTCACGTAACACCGGCAACGTGTCCGACGTGATGGAATCCACCCCGGCGTGAGCCATCACCGCTTCAGGTGTCAAACCAGCCTTCACACAGGCTTCTCTGAAACGGTCCTCAATCTCCACAGGGCCCATGACAGCCTCAACCTGCACCGGAGCGTCACCGTTCAACTCTTCGGCGGTGTAGGCGACACCGAACAGCGCCTCAGGGCAAGCGTCACGGGCAACCTCAGTGATCGCCCTCGCTTTCAACATCGCCGCCGGATAGGTACGCCAGTTTCCTTTGCCGGTCAGGTTCGCAGCCTTCGCACGATCCAAATTCCAGACAGCAGTGAACTGGTAGTCGGGGTCGTCGGACCGAATGATGGTTGCGGTAGCGGTCATCGTTTTGTCGTTGAACTCGACACGCAGTTTGTGGCCGGCGTTACGCACCAACCCGCCGATCAACTGTGCGGAAGCGGTCGGTTTGCCTTCAATCACATGGATTTGTTGCATCGCCACCACCGGTGAAATACCGAGAGCGTTGCCGTACTCCAAAGCCAACAGGACGTTGGCAGGGTTGTTTTGGTAGGCGCGGGGAAGCAGGTTGCTGCGAGCAATCTTTTCAGCCCAGTCAACCCGGTCCCGCATCGGAACGATGTCACTCATTGTTGTTGTTCTCCATTTGGTCAGCGATTCGGTGAAGGGCGTTACGAATGTCGTACAACACTCGGAACGTCATGTACTGGAGGTCACGTTCCCCCATCTGCTTGTGATACACGTCGGCACGCATGTCGTCATCCATCGACGCCAAGTCGTTGTCGTCAAACCACAACGGTTCAACATTCCATGATTCGGGTTCCATCACTTTCCACCTTTCACCCGCAACGTGCGGAAACTTGTTTTCTTCTGATATTGGGCAGCCAACTCGGGATGCTCCGCTTCAAACCGGGCTGTGTCAAACGACGACCTGGTTTGCATCTTCCATGTCACAACTTCCTGACCGTTGAACGTTCCTACCTCAGACGCACCCAACAAACTGGCGATCTCGGTTTTGGCGGCATCCAACTCCTGTTGTGCCTGTTTCACCTGAGCGTTCGCTGTGTGATACCACGACATCAACTCATGTGCGTTCTCCGGCAACTCGGCCGGCACCGGTGACGGCTCAGGGTTCAACCGGGCGATGTCTTCCAACGTGGGCACCGCTTCCGGAGGCAACATTCCCATGTCGATAGCAGCCAGAAAGTTATCCACAGCCCTGAGGTGTTCCTGCATGTCGTCGTCGGTGACAACTTGTTCCGTCAACGACAGTTGTAAATCGCCGTCCAACACCACCCACCACACGCGACGAGCCCCATGACAGATCGACTGTTGCACCCCCTGCCACTTCCAGTAGGCAGGCAACACGCCGTCAAACCGGCGTACCGTTGTTTTGCACTCAACAATGTCACCAGATTTCGTCGCACCATCCAACGTGGCGACACACCGCCCGTACCCGAACAACACGTTCGGAGTGGTGACCTCCTGCTGCAACTGGTCAGACGCCCACTGCACCAACAACGGCTCCAGCACGTTGCCTCGTTGCATCGCAGCGTTCGGCACGGTCGGCACCGGATCAGCCGGATCCAACAGTTCGACAGCCAACTGAGCCATCGACTTGAACCGGTGAACACCATGCACCGCAGCCGCATCTGAAGCAGCAACCAACGTCTGCCCGTTACGCCATTTGCGAGCTTTCAACCAGGCGGCAGACCCATGTTCAGGTTTGTGAATCCACCACTGTTCCTGCAAAAACAGTTCCTCATCAGTCATTGTTGCTCTCCCTGTTAGTAGTTCCCCCGATTCGGGGTCACCCGTACCCTAACCGCACCGTGTGGCAGACTTCAAGTCGTATGCCGATAGAACCCGACTACCAGCAGAAACGTGACTGCGCCGGACGTTGGCGAACACTGGAACCCCACCTACCTGCCGACGGTGTGATCGTGGACCTCGGCTCCGCTCAAGGCTACTTCGCTGTCCGTGCCGCCAAAACGTGGCCGGCGTTACAAGTGGTGTCGATCGAAGATGACATTGAAGCTGCGAACCATCAACGACAACTGGTCACCTTGTTTGATTTGCCGAACATTCGAGTGGTCAACGAACGGTTTGACGGACACAACTTGCATGCCTGGGGAATCGGTGTGGATTGCACTCTGATGTTGTCGGTGTTGCATTGGTTGGATGACCCTGAAACAGCATTGAGGAACATTGCTGGTATGTCGTCCCGAATCCTGATTGAACATCCTGACGTCATGGATTTTGATGCGTGTAACCCGGTCGGACGCGCACACATCGGAGATATTCTTGCGTTTCTACATCGGATAGATGTAGGTGATGTTGAAGTAATCGGACGGGCGAAACGTCACACGTCGCCGTTTGATGCTTGGATGCTGCGAGTGGATGTCGGCTAACTGTCTTCGCTGCCAGTCCAAACACCAAGTTCCTGATAGAACCCGGCGCCTTCCCCCATCATGTCCCACCCGATGCGCTGCGCCAGTTCCAACGGCATAACAAACATGAACAGGTTGTCGGCAGAATCTTGCAACGTCAACGTGATCAACGTGCCGACACCTTCAACACTGACCTGAGTGGACCGGGTGCAATGCCAGCCGTTGACATACGGCACATCGTTGATATCCACCCATTTTGTTTCCATCACACCTCCACCACCACAACGTCACCGTTCTGAATGTTGAACGCCGACCGTAAATGAACACGTGCCACCACTTCATGTACCCGTGTCACCGGATCCAACCCCATCATCCCGTCAATAGCGAACTCGGGAAGGTAGATCGGAAAGATGACAGGCATCCATTCCACCGTCTGCCATCCGTCAGGTCGACAGTCGGCTATCCGGTCGTGCAGTTCGTCGCCGTCAACCGCATGCAAGTTGAGTGACCCTTGATACCAGCCGGCAGGAAACAGACGTGCCTGAAAACAGTTGCCTTGACCGTCAGCAACTTGACCTTGCCACCGCATAACTATTTGCGGCCACGGTTCCGGGCACGGTTCGTAGACGGTTTTTCAGACACAAACCCGCCGTCTTTGGTGCGGGACATGTCGCCGCCACCTTTGCCGTAGACGCCACGCCGGCGGCGTTCAGCGTTGTGTTCGGCACGGTCTTTACGTTCAGCAGGTTTCGCGTTGTACCGTTTGTCGTACGCGAGTTTGCGTTTGTACGCCTCAGGGTTGTCTCGATAGTACTGGGCGGTACGTCGAGGGTTCGCAACTTTACGACCAGCCATAAGTCACCACTTCACTCGGTCAGCCCAGTAGGCGGCAGACATCTTCCCGCGGGCAATGTTTTTAGCGTGACGTGCTTTGAACGCCTTATTACGGGCAGAACCTTCAGGGGAACCTTTCACACCTTGCTGACCGAACCGGATCAGTTTGGTTTGGCTGCCTGATTTAGCCAACACTGCATGCGACTTGGTGGGATGGTTCGGGGTGCGTTTCGGTTTGTTGTACCCCGAGAATGTTTCGGAACCACGTTTGACAGTCATCACTTGCTCCTACGAACCGCCCAAGCGTTGTCCACCATGTTCGGATAGCGGCGACCGGCACGTTTCGCCCGTGCTTTCGCAGCCGCTTTATCCTCGGCAGACAGTTTGCTGCCACCTTTCGGTGCAGGTGTCTCCCAGAACGGTTTCGCTTTCACTTCTTCTTGGCTTTCATTCCTGACCCGCGACCGGCTTTCTTCTTACCGCCGCCGCCAGCCATCGGTTTCGCCTTACCAGCGTTCATACTTTGCGTCCGAGCACCGTAACCGTAACCAGGCATCACAACCCTCCTATGGGGCGTCGAGGTACACCAAGTTTGTCACATCGCAAGTTGATCACATGCCGGTTGCGGTCCGATATCTGTTTCACCAACTGTTGGATGAGAGCGTTGCGTTGCCGTTGCGCCGTGTTCGGGCTGATGTGCTGCTTGTACAACAGTTTCGGAATATGCCGCATGTTGGTGTGCAGAAACGTCCGCACCAAAAGTTCGTAATCGTCTGCAACAGGCAACGTCGCATCATGCCCACCAAGTTCCCGATACACATGGGCCCGCCACGCCCGCACATGGTTCGGCACCGACACAATATGCGACATCGTGGTCCCGTTGATCTCAGGGGCTCGCATCACCCACCTGCCATCAACCTGATACTGCCCGCCGTATCCAAACGCCCAACCATCCGGATAGCGACACCATTCACCGGCAGTGTTGATTTCACACCAGTCTGAGTACACGAAACCTGCATCTTCGGTTTCCATCACCTGGTTGACCTCGGCAAGACAGTCGGCGGTGAGTTCGTCGTCGTGATCCAACTCGACAAGAACATCACCGTCCGCCGCCATCATGAGACGCCGTTTCACTTCACCAATCACACCGTTGTTACCCATCCCACGCAACGGAACAACACGGAACCGTTCATCGGCACACAACCCCCAGAGGTGTCGCCAAGTGTCGTCGTTAGAAGAGTCGTCGTACACCCACCATGTCCAATCGGTGTGGGTTTGGTTTTTTAGCGACGCCCAGGTGCGTGCCAACACTTGGGGTGGGGTGTTGTGCAGCGGGCTGCAAACCGCAATGTGCATCAGGAACCTAACGCTATGACAAGCCCGAGGTCGGTTGGTCCTGGTTCACCTTGCGGACCTTGCGCGCCTTGGGCGCCTTGGGCGCCGGTAGCACCTTGCGCGCCTTGTGGACCTTGAGGTCCAATATTGCCTTGGGAGCCGGTCGCCCCCTGTGGGCCTTGTGGACCGGGAACAGTCGAATCCGCTCCGGCAGCACCTTGCGCGCCTTGCGGACCTTGAGGCCCGGTCGCACCGATATCGCCTTGCGCGCCCTGCGGCCCGATATCGCCTTGCGGGCCTTGCGCACCTTGAGCGCCTTGCGGCCCGGGCACAGTTGAATCAGCACCGGCAGCCCCCTGAGCACCCTGCGCGCCCTGAGGCCCCGTGTCGCCATCCGCACCATCCGCACCCTGCGGACCAACATCGCCCTGAGCACCCTGCGGACCAACATCACCCTGCGGACCAGTCGACCCCGTATCACCCTTCAAACCGATAGAACGAAACCACGCAGCAACCGTGTTCCACGTCGCCTTACGATCCAACCCGCCAGAACCAGGCGACACCACCGTATAAACAAGATCAGACCCACCAATAAACGTCGCCTCATCCAACTGAGGCACAGACTTGTATTGCTCAGTCATAAGACGGCACCTTCCCCGAACCAAACAACACCCGACCAACCACCGGCCACCGCGCTTCCAACTCGCGCCCCAACCTATACACAACACCCAACACCAACGGAGCAACCAACATCACAACCTGCCAATCATCCCCATCCAAATCCCAACCCAACCGCACCGCCAACCACATCAACAAAGACACCCACACCGCCGGCATCGTCGTACGAACCGTCGCCACCCGAACATCAGACATCCTGCCGACCCCTCACATGCTCATCAATCTTGGAATCAATCTTCTCTAACTCATACTTCAACGTTCGATGATCCGATTTCAACCCTCGCACATCCGCTTTCACTTCACGCAAATCATCCCGGTTCTCAACCACAGCATCTTTGATCCCAGAAAGAATGTCACCGTTATCGGCATGCTGTTTCGAGTTACGACGATCAAACCTGTGCAACATCCACATGGTTGGCCCACCAATCAACGCAACCAGCACAGGCGCCAACCAATCCATCACACACCCAACACTTTCTTGAACGCCCGATCATAAAACGTTGGGTCCGCAGCCGCCACAGGACTTATCTCAACATGCACCCAGTCGCCACCCGGCGCGTTAGCCACAGTCCGTTTCTCATATGTCACCCACGCATTCCTGTCGCAACGCCAGGCACGCCCCCAAGGTTTCGGACAGTAATCAATGATCAACTCGATCTGTAACTCGTCGGCGTTATCCACCAAAAACTGCATAAACGACGCCGCACCCCACCAGTCACCAAACCCGTTGCGGCCACGCCCAATCTTCATACGCCGCCACGACAAATCCACCGCCCGACCTGTCCCATGCACCGACTCGGATCCTTTGCCACGCATCGGACGCACCACATACGACCCGTTGTTCCACAAACCGCCACGCGTCAAAAACACGCAATAGTCAATAAACCGGTTGGTGGACGGCAACGCCTTAGCAACGTTCCCGTTGAACCCTGTGTACGGACGCATACGCCTACTTTACGTGTTCACGTTGCGTCGGATGTGGTACAGGACGAAACAACTGTCCACACCGAGTACAAACCCCAATCGCATACTCCCGGTCATGCAACTCAATCGTTCGGCACGCACATCGAGCTTTCACCAGCCTTCCACCTTTCTGTCCTGAGAGAAGATCGGTGCAGTCCATGTCATGCCGTGTTCGGGGGTCATCAACCAGCACGCTTGTTGCGGGGATTCAAACCCGAAGTTTTCCACAAACCCGTATTCGTCTTGACCTTTCAATGAGCCGTTCACGACGAAATCTTTGCCGATGACAAGTTGATGCCAGTGCCCCATGATCAACAGGTCGTAGCCCTGGCCGACGGCTTCCTGCCTCTGCCGTTTGCGTGCGTTGAGTCGCATGATGGGAGGCCAAATCCCGCCGATACCGCCACCACCTGACGCCTGGTCGCCGTGAGTCAACATCACTTTTGATCCGTAGCAGGGGATCAATGTGTCTGCTGCTTCTGATACGTCGAAGGTGACTCGAGGGTCGGTAGCGAACATGCGTTGCAACGCTCTGCCAACAAACCAGTCGAAGTTGCTGCGAGCCCGAAACTTGGCGCGAGGTTTCCGTGTGGTTCTGCCATGGTTACCAACAACACAAGGCACATGAACTTTGCCGAACTCTTCCGCCAGCAAACTGACCCCAGCGGCGAGGTGATCTATCCAGAACTCCAACGACCCCAACATGGTGTCCTCGTTGGATTCTTTTAGTTCGTCGTGAATGTCGCCGCTGAACAGGTCGCCACCCAACGCGAGAACGACACCGTCATAGTTGATGGACGTCCAGTTGTCTTTCGTAACTTTCAGAAAGTTGTTGAAAGTGCGTCCCAACCTGCCCACCGCGATATCCCGGTTGTAGGCGTTGGCGTACATCACCTGATCGGGTTCCACCACCTCATCCAAATGAAGGTCGGACAGCATCAGCCAAGCCGTAGCGTTGTGCGCCTGTTTCTTCCCGGTGCGTGTCATCCATGCGGGTGGTGTTGAACGTTCCCCAACGCGAGAAAGGATCCCAAGTTCGCGTTCTAACCGTTCTGCG